AATGAAATGAATGCGCAGCCTATCTTAAATATGGAAACGAGATTTAAAATCAAGAGATCGAGGGATCTGTGAGACGTAACAAATTTTCACTGTCGAACTATAAACTCCTTACCGCTAACATGGGGCAGCTTGTACCTTGCGGGTTGCGCGAAGTGCTACCCGGCGACACCTTTCAGCACTCGACGAGTGCTCTCATCCGAACTACTCCGATGAACGCCCCGGTCATGCACCCTACGCATGCTAAAATCCACCACTGGTTCGTCCCGAACCGTCTTATCTGGGATGATTGGGAAAAATTCATTACCGGAGGCGAAGATGGCATGGATGCCAGCGCTTACCCGTACATGGAAGTCTCTAGTCCTGGTTACGATGTCGGCTCGCTGGCCGACTACCTCGGCGTCCCGACAGGGCGGCCGTCCTCGAGCGGTGCCTTTAGGCACTCCGCTCTTCCCTTCCGCGCGTATGCGTTAATTTGGAACGAGTGGTACCGCGATCAAGACTTACAAGCCAAACTCGTCATTTCGAAAGCGTCAGGCGCGGATACAACCACTTCAAAGGTTCTTCAAAATATCGCGTGGGAGAAGGACTACTTCACCACCGCGAGACCCTGGACACAAAAGGGTCCAGAAATTACTGTACCTCTGGGTATCGAAGCGCCCGTCAAGGGCATTGGCAAAGGAAACGACGTTTATGCTGAGGTGGGTACAAAAGACGTATGGGAAGCTGGTGAAAATGCGCAGGTCCCTTATACAGCGTCTCAGCGAATACATTCAACGGCTACTGATGGAGGATTCTGGGTAGAACAGGGTGATTCCCCAGACGGAATGACCCATGTACCCAACATCCGCGCAGATCTCACCGAAGCTACAGGAGCTACCATTAATGAACTCAGACTTGCATTCGCTTTGCAGCGCTATGAGGAAAATCGCGCAAAACATGGATCCAGGTACACCGAATATCTTGCTCTCCTCGGTATCCGAAGCTCTGATGCGCGCCTCCAACGACCTGAGTATCTTGGAGGAGGAAAACAAACTATTCAGTATTCAGAAGTGCTCCAAACGTCGCCAACTACAGATGGCGATGATGAAATCGGAGTCGGAAACCTTAAGGGCCATGGTATCGGAGCTTTGCGATCTAATCGCTACCGCCGCTACTTTGAAGAGCACGGATGGGTGATTTCCTTCATCTCCGTCAAACCCACCACCATGTACATGAACAACCTTGAGCGGCATTGGAATCGCCGCACCAAGGAAGACTTCTTTCAAAAAGAACTCCAGCACATTGGTCAACAAGAAGTATTGAAAAAAGAAGTTTATGTCCCGAGCGCGAGTACGAGCGAGGAAGGACTCAATGAAACGTGGGGTTATCAAGACCGCTACGACGAATACCGTCGAGCGGAATCCACTGTGGCCGGCGAGTTCCGCACAACCTATGACTATTGGCATATGGCAAGAAAATTCGCCGGCACCAATAATGCTCAAATCCCGGCACTTGATGCCGCGTTTGTCAAGTCAGATCCGACCGATCGGATCTTCGTCGTTCCGGAGGCAACGGCGCACACTCTTCAAATGATGGTCAACCATTCAATCCAGGCGCGCCGTATTGTGGCATCAAGCGGCCGCTCATTCATTCTGTGAGGTATAAATGAAAATCCTTCAAAAGCTCGGTTTCAAGCGCGAAGAAAAACCTAGTGATGAACCACCGGTGAATCTACCGGTTAACTTCAGGCGACCACCCACGCTCCACGAACAGATCAAACAGATCCTTCACTCGGCGGAAATCCGCCGAGAATTCCTCGCTAAAGGCATCGAAACGTTCGAGGAAGCGAACGACTTCGATATACCTGGAGAGGACATGACGTCTCCGTACGAGGAACACTTCATCGGTCAACATGACCGTGAAGCAGCAATGGAATCGCAAAATTACGAAACACAGGGTCGTGACCGTGTGCGTCGTAAAAAATTCTTCTCGAAGAAGAAACCCGATCCCACCCCGCCGGTAGAACGGCGCGTCAGCGAAGCTGACGAGAAAAAGTCGAAAGACGAGAAGTAGGCAATGCTTGTTGCCTACTGTGCTAGGTGACACCAAAAGAAAAAGAGTCAACAATGGCTAGGCGCAATAATAATCGATCGCGAAGGTCCCACACTTCTAACCCCCGGTTGCGCTTCGATGACGCGCTGACGCCATTCGATGCGGAGCATCAGGACGATTTTTTCTCCCCCGCCGACCTGAACCAACGGCTTCAGGATCGGCGGGGGTGGTCACCAGCACCAAACAACTATGCGCCTGTTCGGACTTTCTCCGTACCCACATGGCAACGTCCTGTTGCCAAGCAGCCTACGCAGCCACGTGGTCAAAGATCACGTGTCGCTGCGGTCTCCCCTCATGCGAGTCTTCAAACTCGCGTGGTGAGCGATCCTCGGCCCGCTGATCCCATTTCAGTATGTGTCCGACGGCGCCAGCGTGAAGAGATCCTTCACGCTTTAAAAAAGACAGGGAAAGGCGGCCAGAATCGGCCGCGCTTTACCCTTGAGAGTTACATTCACTGTCGGAGGAAAAAATAATGGATCCGTTCTCTCTCATCGGAGCAGTCTCTGGTCCGCTAATCGGCGCCGCAGGTCAGTACCTCGGCGCAAAAATGGCCTCTGACGCAACGCGTGAGGCCAATGATAAAAATGCTGCACTACAGCGGGAGTTCGCACAAAATGGAATCAGATGGAAAATGGAAGACGCAAAGCGTGCAGGAATCCATCCGCTCGCTGCGCTTGGCATTTCAGGAGCAAACGCGTCGCCAAGCTACGTCGGAGATACCGCGATGGGTTCCGCAGTCGGATCTATATCGGCAAACATGGGCCAAGATATCTCGCGAGCGGTCTCCGCAACACGTACAGGTGATGAGCGCGAAATCGCTACCCTGAATCTAGCCAGCGCAAAAGCGAACCTAGATGGGCAAACTATCCAGAACCAAATAGCGCTTGAGAAACTCAAGCAGCTAAGAGCGGTGGGACCCCCGATGGCCGGGTCTGATAATTTCATACCCGGGCAAGGGAACTCACCGCTCGTAAAAGAAAAACCTTTAGAGCGGACGGTGTCCGCTCCAGGTCGTCCTGCACAGGAGGCTGGTTGGAGACCAGACGTTTCGTACAGCAGGACAGACACGGGCCTTACTCCCATGGTCCCCGAGTCTCTTTCAGAGAGTCTCGAGGACGATGTGATCGGAAAGATTCTCTGGCGGGCCCGTAACCAACTCCTCCCTAATTTCGGCGTAGGCCGAGGCCCAGATACCGGCATGCTCCCGAAGGGACATGACAAATGGGAATGGAATGTCTGGACTCAGGAGTATGAACCTGTAAAATCGAAAAACACCTACAGAAGTCGTGAAACAGGTGGATTCACTATTCAACGCTAAGGAGATACGAAGTTATGGCCTATCGTCGCAGAAGGGCCCGCACTAGTCGACGCCCTCGTTCCCGTCGCCGTCGCAGTTCACTGTCCCGTCGCCGAGCTCTTCGCATCGGCTATCGCATGTGATAGATGCTCTGTAAGAAGCCCTTCATGAAGGGCATTCTCCCAGTGGGCTGCGGTCAATGCCTACCGTGTCGGATTAACCGCAGCCGACTGTGGACACACCGAATCCTTCTGGAGTCTCGGTGTCATCCTGTCTCTTCGTTTATAACGCTCACCTACGAAGGACATCTCCCCACTGGCTCTCAACTCATTCCCCGTCATTATGTCCAGTGGCTTAAACGCCTCCGAAAAAATACCGGAGGCAAATATAGATATTTCGTCGTCGGAGAATACGGCGACCAAACTCAACGCGCGCATTTTCATGCAGCGCTCTTCGGCTATCCACCGTGTCCCTACGGAAATTATAAATACTGCAAATTCAGCTATTGCAATGTTTGCAGGACCATGGAAAAAAGTTGGGGACACGGTTCAGTAGCAGTCGGCGAACTCGCACGGGAGTCCGCCGCCTATATAGCGGGATATGTCACCAAGAAAATGACCTTGGTGGAAGATCCACGATTACAAGGGAGGCACCCTGAATTCGCTCAAATGTCTCGAAAGCCCGGTATTGGAGCTCTCGCCATTCCGGCAATCGCTGACTCACTTACTACTCATCAAGGCGCAGCGCTTCTTGAAGCTACAGGCGAGTTCCCCCGGGCGCTCTGTCATGGAACTAGAAGCCTTCCACTTGGGAGGTATCTACATTCAAAACTGTCTCGATATTATGGAGCCGATACCGATGAAAATCAGAAAGTCAACATGCAAAGATTCGCGCAAGAAATGCGTGAACTGTTCGAAGCGGCTCGCTTTGATCCGGTCCAAAAGAAAAAGACTGCGAGGGCCCTCATCAATGAAATGAATGTGCAGCCTATCTTAAATATGGAAACGAGATTTAAAATCAAGAGATCGAGGGATCTGTGAGACGTAACAAATTTTCACTGTCGAACTATAAACTCCTTACCGCGAACGCCCCGGTCATGCACCCTACGCATGCTAAAATCCACCATTGGTTCGTACCGAATCGGCTGATCTGGGATGATTGGGAAAAATTCATCAATGAAATGAATGCGCAGCCTATCTTAAATATGGAAACGAGATTTAAAATCAAGAGATCGAGGGATCTGTGAGACGTAACAAATTTTCACTGTCGAACTATAAACTCCTTACCGCTAACATGGGGCAACTTGTACCTTGCGGGTTGCGCGAAGTGCTACCTGGCGACACCTTTCAGCACTCCACGAGTGCTCTTATTCGAACAACTCCGATGAACGCCCCGGTCATGCACCCTACGCATGCTAAAATCCACCATTGGTTCGTCCCGAACCGGCTGATCTGGGATGATTGGGAAAAATTCATTACCGGAGGCGAAGATGGCATGGATGCCAGCGCTTATCCCTACATGGAAGTTTCTAGTCCGGGTTACGCTGT